GTCTGGTTAGCATTGTCGTATACAATGGTCATTGCAATAGACATTGGATCATTAGTGCCATAACTGGCATCACCATAGTCAACATTGCTTAGATAGCAACCATACAATTCCCAGGTTTCAAGGATGTTGGGTGTAGCGGCACCATTGCCACCATCCAATACTTCAAAACGTGTGGTAAACTTGTAGTCAATGCCCGAAGCAGCCGAAGCCATTTCCAAGAAGTCCATTTGTTTCTGAACCTGTTCGCCGACCAGGCGAGTGGTGGCGCCCGATGCATCATCACGTAATGTGCATGTGACATCTGTCCAGTGCGGTTTGCCCGACAGTTTTAGTTCACTGTTGTAGATTGGAATAACAATGGGGTCAAAGGTCACTGTGGGACGTTTGAAGTCCATGACCTGTTTGGTCAATTCTGTTCTAGGTGTACTCACGCCAAAGTTTTCAAATACCACTCGAAAGCGATATTTGAGTTTGGGCATGAGCAAGCCCTGATTGCTTGCGCTTTGATCGCTTGCCAGGGGCACTGTCATTCTTGATAATGATGCAACGGCCATATTAGTATCTCCTATAGTGTTATTTATATCATTTGAGATCAAAAAAAATGGGGTGTTGCCACCCCATTTTCGTGTCTAGCGGTCCTGTTAGACTGCTTGTGCCACTGCCACTGAGCCGGCTGCGATCTCGCCTGTGTTCTTGAGACGAATTGGAATATAGATAAATTCCACTGCCTTGACAGGTTCAATTGCAATGTCAACCCATAGTTCGTTGGCGTCAATTCTGGCTGGTGTGTTGTTGGTATCATCACAAACAACCAAGTAGTCATAGATACCACGCTTGGCCACCAAGTCAATCATTAGACTGTTAACAGCATTCTTGATCTCGTCACGTGTGATTTGATCATTTGGCTCAAACAAGAACTGCTTGCCAATTGATTCGAGTCTGTTGCGAATAAACACAACTAAACGTGCCACGTTGATGCGATCCAAACTTGTGGCATTGGCATAAGTTGTTTTGTTACCAAAGTTGGTAATACCCACACCAGGCACAAATGTAATTGGGTTGATATTGTTTTGATATAACACATCACGCAGGGCTTGATTTACACCCAGTGTAACAAACTCACCTGTTTGGCCATTGATATAACCAATTTGATCAGCGTTGTCAATTACACCACGACGTGTACCTGCGGGTGCCAACCATGGATAAGCCACTTCGTCATTGCGGATGATAGTACGAACCATCATGTGACTTGGTGCTGTAACCACAGCAGATCCTGACAGGTCAACTGTCTGACAACTTGGATAGAACACACCCAGGTAAGGAGTACTTGTGGTCAAACCATCACCTGTTAAGTAGCCTGCTCCTGCGTTGTTGGTTGCCCAACTCACAATATCAGCACCTGTTGCTGGCAAACGCATTGGAGTATCACCTACCACAAACACAGTGTTGTTGCGCTCGTTGCTGAGTGCTACCATGTTAGGAATCAATTCAGGATAAGCGGTACATGCTGTCAGGTTGAATTGATTTTGTTCTTCTCTTATGGTCACACTGGTATCAATTCCTGACTTGAGTGCAGCCACAATCAATTCGCGTTGAGCAAAGCGTCCCATGTAAGGAGCACCGTCATTCCGGTTGCCACTTGCTGTTACCCAACTGTTGACTTCTAGTTCACTCCAGTAACTAGTATTTGTAGGAACTGTAGCAACAGGAGGTGTTGCAATTGCCACATACAAGGTAGTGTTATACAACACTTGATCACCTATTGCGTATTGAGTTGTGTTACTCCATGTTGAATATGAGAAACTTGTAGCATTAAAATAATCTGTTTGAAAACTCTTGACATTGAATCCAGAACGGCGTGTGTTAAACAACAACATGCCTGTTGGATATAGTGTGTAGTCCGGTGCGTCAACATCCAAGTAGTTGCTGGTCAGCAAACTTGTGATAGTAGGTAATGCGCCAGTGATAGGATTTACTGTGCCTGTTGAACTCCAGCGAGCATCTGCAAACAACACACCGTTTTGTGTGGTTTGATCTGTGTTGTCAAGAGTGACCCATTGATCAACTCCTTCAACTACTGACCAACGATTGATCACTGGATACAATTCTAAGTTGCTGGTGTCGATCCAAATATCACCATATACCAACGCTGTGTTATCTGTTTGCGTAGTAGGTGCAGTAGCACTAATAATTGGTCCCGTTGGATTTGTCAGGCTCAGATTGTTTCCACGAACATCATTGGTTTCATTTTGATAACCAACCCAGCCTGTACCACTTTGAATCATGATATCAACCTGGTTGGTTGCTGAGTAGTACCAGTAGCGACCATCTGCAGGATCCTGATCAGGTGCTGTAGCACTGGCTGTGTAAGTTGCGGCAACCCAGTTGCTCAAATTCAACCATGTGTCACTTGCCGCAGTGATTGGTACTGTGGTGTCTGTGTCAAGATACACTGTACGACATCCTGTGACCGTGGTGTTAAATCCTGCGGCAGTTACAGGAGTACCAGTGGCATTTTGCAGTAGAATTACTCCACCTTGTGTTTGTGTGAGTACAATATAACCATTACTGTCAATGCTGGCGCTGACATTAGGTACTGAAGCCGCACTCACTGCTGTTACAAACGCGGCGGGTGTTGTACCGTTTACGGTGGCCAACACCGGAGTGGTCAATGTTGTACTGTTGGCCACGGAAGTCATGATGTAGAACGCATTACCATTGATGAATGTGGCTGTGTCATCGTCTCCTGTGATTACTGTGGGCCCCGCAACTGATCTTTCAAATACTTGAAGTGTATAAGTGGGATTGAAAGGGTAATTACTGGTAGGACCGCCATTTACCTCAGGATCTACGTTGTACTGGGTATATGTAGCGCCGGCTGAAATAAGTTTGCCACCAGTGGTGTCAAGAGTTGCATTGGCTGTCCAGTCATTGGCATATACGGTGGCTGATTGTTGAACAAATGCTGCCAGTGCAGTAGAGTATTGCTTGACAACCATTGTGGTTCCAAGATTTACACTGTTGATTTTGTTCCAAACTGATCCAGTGGGTCGTGGAGTTGATCCAGTAGAATTCCAACGTGGGTTTTGATAACTGGGGCTTTGTTGCAATGTTGGAGCATAATAAACGTCATTGGTAGTTAGACCTAATGTTGTGATCAATCCGGCAGTACTTCCCACACTGTTGATCACAATAACACCATCGTCGGCAGTTGAGCCATCTGCTTGAGCAGTTGCATCGGCAAACAAACACAACTTGTTGTCAATTACTGCACTGTACACACCAGTAATAGCGGCTGTGTTGATTGCGGCACTGAGTCCAGCAACATCGTTGTTGGGGCTTACAGGCACAGCAACCGAGGTACCATTGATTACTAATGTATTTCCAGCAGTCAAATCAGCGGTCACTGCATTTGCGCCTGTGACTGTGGGATAACTCAGTTTCCAGTCATTACTGCCTACTAACACCCAGGTGTTGTATAAATCTTGCAATGTAGTGGAACTGGTTTGATCACTGTCGGCTGCTCCATTTTTGTAATAGATTGGATTGGCTGTGTTGGTTGCTACCACTGTATAGTCGCCAATGCTACCATAACTGTCTGAAGGAACACCACCAGTAAGGTACACAGTGTCTGTGATCACTGTTGGCACCATATTGCTAAAGGTACCTGTGGTCAAATTCCACTCAAAAATACCCCATAATGTATTGGCAGTATCTAACCAGTAGGCACCATTGTCGGGTTCGCCTGTAGGACGTACAAGACTGGCTGTGAGTTGTGTTAAGTCAATGTCGCAACGCTGTACATAAGCACGGTTGGTCACTCCTAATGCAGAGTAAGCCGCAAGTAAACCATATTCATTGAGTTCATAACCATTGATTGGAGTACCAATAGTGGTCTTGTAAAAGAAGGGATTGCCAAATGTAGCAGTCAAATCTCGTTGACTAGTGATCAAATAGGCTCTATTGGCATTTGCAGCCAATGTACCGGCAGCCACTCCTACTCCAGATCCTGATACTTTGTCTTGCGCAGTGGCAATTAAAAAGTAAGGTACTGAATTTGTAGCGGCTGAAAGATAATTGCTTTCATCTATGATGGTGACTTGTACACCTGGGGAAACTAGTGCCATGTTGGCTCCTTATAAAACTTAAAGATATTTATCGTAACAGACTAAAACCATGCCAGTTACGATGCCCTTTATAAAGGTTCGTGCCCATAAATACTCAATGAGACCAACTTGCAAAGCCTGTAACCAACGCCCAGTGGCTGTAAATTATCGTCGTGAAGAAACTGTTTACTATCGCAAGACCTGCGACAACTGTATACGTCGTGGGCGCAAGGAAAAAGCACCTATAGCAAGATGGCAATCAGCAGGGTACAAGAAAAAAACTGTGTGTGATCGTTGTGGATTTAGATCAAGATATGCTAGCCAACTACTAGTGTATCATATGGATGGCCGACTAACCAACACAGAACTATCTAACCTACGCACAGTCTGCCTGAACTGCGTAGAAGAAGTTAGACGCTTGGCGGTACCTTGGCGACCTGGAGACTTGCAAGCAGATCATTGATCTGTGCAAATAAGTCGTCTACTGTAGCATTATTGTCTAGTACCGCGTCAAACTGTGTACCTACCCAAGCAGTTTCTGAGGCGTGGATGCCAAGTTTTTCTAGTTTCTTGTGGCTTAGCGCCCAGGTACTATTACCATTAGCGCCACGATTTACACTCAAAGCGGCATCATACCAAGCGGGTTCTGCACCACGGGTTACTCGAATAACTCGGCCGCCGGCATTTTTAATAGCACGAATTTCGTTAGGAAAACGGCAGTCTGATATCACAACATCATCTTGACTGTGGCGCAGTTTGTTTTCCAAACTGGCAATCCAGATGTCATCATGGAATCCGGCCCTGCACACTTCTGTACCCCAGTATTGCAAGATCCAACGTGGAGTTAGTGTGGGCATGTGTAAACGTTCTGCCCACCAAGGATCCACTTGTTCACGCCATTCACGGGCTTGTTTTGTGCGCCCTTCTAATAGAGTACGATCCCAACCAAACACCTGTGCCACAGCATCTTTTAAGGTCGATGCAAATGATTCTCTACGGAATCCATGAAAGTTAGTGAGATAATCAGCAATAGTATCTTTGCCCGAGCCAATAAATCCACATACTCCAATGATCATAAATGTCTTCCTGTAAAGTCTAAAATTAATTGATTGTCTTCAACAAACTCTCGCAACTGTGTCATATTATTATCAACCACTTGGAAGAAGTGATTATAATTATGCTCAACATCTTGGGTCACTTGTGTTTGATAGATATTTATATTATCCAAAAACCCAGCAGTGTTGGCCACAATTTTCTTTAATTTTTCTTGTGTATTTGATTCGTTGCTGTAATCTGGGTATACCATATACTTTTCAAAAGTTAAAAAACCTAAATCCTTCAAGCGATTTAATGTATTTTGTTGTCCAGCAACGATAAAAGGTTGGCAGTTTATAATGGGCTTCCATATTTTTTCACATAAGACCATGTCATAAGAATTATCAACAAATTCTGTTGCGCTAACCACATTCAAACTGGTTTGCTCATAGAGATTTTTTTGCCACTGGACACTAGAGAGTACTTGTGCTTCATGTCTTTCTAATTCAATGTTGTCTGGGTTACATTGGTATTGTGTTAAAAACTCTGTTAACTCTAACTCGTCAAGTTCGGGCAAAAATTTGCGACACTTTTCCACAGTGTTGTTGTCTAAGAATAAACTCCATATTGCACGGTCTAATAGATTCGCCTGAGCATACATCCATAACAATTTAATTCTTTGTAACTTGTATGATTTACCAGTTAAAAACAAAAATTTACCAGTGGTTGGATTATAGCAACTATTATTTTGTGATTTATTTGTGTTTACTGCATTGTTAACTCGTAACAAATGCCAATCTATATATAACGCTGGAATCGGCCAAGCAACTGCTTGTGATTGGTGTGATCGATCTAATACTATTTTGTATCCTGGTGGCAATTGTTCAAGTATAGGAACTAACCTCTTACTAGTGAGAAATACTTCAGAAAATATACCAAATGCACATGGCTGTGCATTGGACAGATCAACGAGTGTGTTAACTAAATTATCATCTTTGAAAGATATATCATCTATTCTTATAATTTTCAAATCAGTTCCTTTACGTTGAGATATTTCAGCGTGTCTTGAAGCATACCAATTTGTCTGCGGCAGTCTTCCAGTGCATGATGACTAGTAGGAGGCTTGGGCAGTTCTGGCCACAGACTAAACACAGTTCTCGAATCTCGTACCTGATAGTATTTCCAAGGCAAGGCTTTGCCATAACTCTTGTAGGCGTGTTCAAGTATGTTACAGTCATATGTAGGACCTTGGGCCCAGATCATCTTGGAGTGCCAAATCAACCGGCCTAACTCATCTAATGCTTGATCTAGTGGAATACGCCCTTCTTCGGCAAAGGCTTCGTCTCTAGCAGGTGCAGGTTGAGTTGCCCACCATTCCAGTGTGCCTTGTTCGATGCGTCGATTTTCTTGACTTTCTAGAGTGATTCGAGCATAGTATTCTTGGTCGTACCAACCGTCACCTAGAGGATCAAAAGCCTGTGCGGCTATGGTAAGAATAGTAGTGTCGGGGCCTGTTGCCAAGCCCTCTAAATCAATCATCAGGTCCATGTGATGATTGTAACACAACTGCAACAGATTGTCTATTGCGTTTTAGCCAATTACAAAGGTAAGCGGTTGTGAACCATCCACATACATCACCAGTTCTTGGATTTTGGCATCCATTTGGGCCTGTGCTTCGGCTTTCATGGCTGTACCGTTTAGAGTACTACCACTTTGTGGACCAGCAATTTGTGAGAACTTCTCACGTGCTTCACCAATGATCATCTTGCAGGCCGCAACCATGTAGTCACGGATCCACTGTTGGATTTGGTAATCACTCAGCAATTGTATTTCAGGTTTGAGATTGTAAGTCCAAAGCAACACTACCTCGCCGCCGCCAGGAGGGCTACGGATCAGTTGCAGTTTCTTGGTAACCGGGTTCCAGGTGTAGTTCAAATAACCACCAAACATACGTGCGGCCAACTCAACATACTGTGAGTAGAAGTCGTATGTGGCCAAGCCACCTGCTTGGTTAAAGTTGATCAAGTACACGTTCATTTGTGCTTGACTGAATGGATCAAAGTTACTTCCAAAAGGTCCTGTAGCAATACCAAATGTGCGTCTAAAGATTTGACGTACACTTTGCACTTCTTGCGGTAAGGTGTAGATATTTACTTGGTTGACCAACTGCATGAAACTGTAACTTTCTTCATACGCATTGTTGGCACGTTGTCTGTAGGTACCAATGGTGCGCTGATAAGCGGCTTCATAGTGTGCAGGGTCTAGTTCAAGATCCACAATTTGATCGCCTAGAGTCAGGCGTACATAATCGTATAATGCAGATTTAAGTGTAACTAGGGAATTTTCAGTTTCGGCCATTAGGGAACTCCGTCCCCAATATTTAGCCCGTTACCAGGACTTGAGAATGATCAAGTTCTCAGTGCCCCGGGCATTCCAGGGTGTTTCTGTAGTTGTTAGATCTTTGTAGATCTTACGTGCGGCTGGCTTGCCCGCGGCTTGCACAGCCTTTACAACATCTGCTGGCTTGCGCACGGTTTTTTGTTGTGTCTCTACTGTGCTAAAACCAATGATACTATTGTTTTTAACAGTAAACGCCTGTGTGTGACTGTCTGCCACAAGGTGAATCAGTTTGCGTTTCTTGGTATCATACAGCCAGGCTTCGGCTCGGTCCACTAAACTTGCGGCTGGTAGGCTCTTGAGTTTGAGTTCTGCAAACTCTGCCTGGATCTTGAACTTTGCCGCACGTTTTTCTGGGGGAACTGCTCGGACCTTGCGTGGCTTGCGTTCCACTTTCTTGATTTGTACATAAGCACCGCAGTCATTGATCACTGCTTCGCAAAACTTTACGCAATTACGCAATTGAATTTTTGTCAGGAAACTGTAGGCTTCTACCAATTGAGAATCCTTGCCCTCAATGGCCTGTTCAAACTCTTCTAGTCGAGCCTTCCAGTGATGACTTATGACACTGATCATTTGTGGTGCCACGTTCATGCCCCGGATCATCATGATGGGCTTGTAGTCTGCTGACATTTTTGCACCTGCAGACATGAACTCATCAAACATACCTTCTAGTTCAGCACCGCACTCTGACACTTTTTCGCGAAGTCTATCTTGAATGTTTGGCTTTGCTGGCTCATCATCTGTGGGCTGTGCTTCTACTACCACTTGTTGTTTACTGGCCAGTACTTCTTTTAGTAAATTGTCCAGTTTGATTTCTTCATGCTCGTCCAGTTGCAACCCCACCATTTTCATGCGGCACAACCAACCGGTAGTTAACCGAATTGCACTGTCAGGTACGCCCTTGAGCAAACGCACATCTGCCTTGCGATCATGTGATTCCAAATAGTTCACAATCATGTCTCGGGCATCTTTCTTGCCGTAAAAGTAATTGTACCACGAAAATGCTTTGCTTAGGGCACTGATGCGATTTTCTGTGGGTTGAGCACGCCAAGCGGGTTCGCCGCCCATGACATTGGTATCTGAACTGCGAGGATTTAAGAGTTTAACCGGTTTCACAAGGACTCCTTAAAGATTATGTGTAATTATAGCAGTTTTGGATTTATTGGTCAACCTGCCCATAAATACAAGTTATGCCACGCCTAAGTTTATACCGTCCTAACCGAACCAACGATTACCAGTTCTTTGACCGAACCATATCCGAAATGTATCAGGTGGGTGGGGTAGATATGTATCTACACAAGTACATGGGCCCACTCACCAACGACAACGAGGGCGATAATGATGCTACTTTGCCCAAGTACACAGAATCCAATCCGTTGTTTATTGAAGATTTGTTGTTGCTGGAGAATCGAGATCGCAAGTATGATCCTGATGTGTATGTCATGCGTGGTGTTTATCAAACACAAGACATTGATTTTGATCTAACGCAATTTGGATTGTTCTTAAACAACGATACCTTGTTCATTACATTTCACTACAACAACATGATTGACACCATGGGTCGCAAACTCATGAGTGGTGATGTGCTAGAATTACCCAACTTGCGAGATTACAATCCGTTAAATGAAACTATACCACGAGCATTGCCCAGATTCTATGTGATTCAGGACGCGGCGTTTGCGTCAGAAGGTTTTTCACAGACTTGGTTGCCTCACTTGTGGCGAGTAAAATGTACCCCCATGGTCAATGCTCAAGAATTCAATGAGATTACCAAAGAACCTTTTGAACCCATTAACATTTGGGATGATGGAAACTTTTATCCAGGTGGTACCACTGTGCTCTACGGCGACAAATATTATATCAGTACTAAAAATGTGCCGCCAGGTACAGATATCACCAATACTCAATATTGGCAAGAAAAATCTAATCCTGCTACTCTAGCAGACAAGATGAGTACTAGACCCAAAGACTTGCAAATCAATGATGCTATTCTAATTCAAGCCGAAGCAGAAATACCCAAGTCAGGATTTGATGTTGTGAAGTTTTACATTGTGGCCACCAATTTAGATGGCACACCTGCTAATCCTACCAATGCAACTTACACCGCAGACTACACCATAACTGACGCATCAAGAACCGTGGCCAATGATGGTAACTCACCTCGAGGTGATGGGTATACTGCAGGCTATCTCACAGGCGATGGCAAGGCACCCAATGGCTTGCCAGTCACAGCCGGCGTAAACTTCCCGGTAAATCCTCTCGCTGGACAATACGCTTTGCGATTGGACTACTTCCCCAATCGACTGTTCCGCTTTAACGGCAGATCATGGGTCAAGATCGAAAGCGATGTACGTACTCAACTCACGCCTGGAGCCACCAACAATACTTTACGCAGTAGTTTCGTTAACAATACATACACTACGCCAACTTCAGACATGGGCAACATTCCAAGTCGTCAAAGTTTGAGCCAGGCGTTACAACCCAATGCGGCCAATGGCGACAATGGTGGCAACGTTGAGCCGCCTAATCCGTATCCGCCAACGCAACCTTATCAACCATCGAGTTAATTTATGCAAATGTTCTATTATGATGAGCAAATACGCAGATACCTGCTACAGTTCACACGCATGGTCAGTCTGTTCCAAGTAGAGTATGGACGCAATGAGCAAGGCACAAAAGATCTAGTACGTGTACCTGTGCGTTATGGTGATGCTAGTCGTCAGGCCGCCGTCATCATGCAACAGAACTCAGCCAATGCACTGCCATCAACTCCGCTGATAACATTTTACATCACTGGTATGGACTATGATCGTCCTAGAATGCAAGAGCCATATCATGTGAACAAAATGCAGGTTCGTCAACGCACTTATGATCCTGCCACAGACACATACGATACCACACAAGGCAATGCATTTACTGTTGAACGACTTATGCCTGTACCGTACAACATGACTATCAGTATGGACATCTGGACTAGTAACACTAACCAAAAAATGCAGATCTTTGAACAAATTGCCACACTATTCAATCCTAGCCTGGAAATTCAAAGTTCGGAAAACTATATTGACTGGACCAGTTTGAGTGTGGTAAATCTAGAACGAGTAAACTGGAGTTCAAGAACCATTCCGGTGGGCACAGAAAATCCTATTGATATTATGACGTTAACGTTTGGTATTCCTATCTGGATATCTTCGCCAGCCAAGGTCAAGAAACTGGGCGTGGTCGAACGTGTGATTGCAAGTATATTTGACGCTAATGGTGATGCTGCCAACGCTATCCTGGACAACGACTTGTTGTTGGGCACACGGCTCAAGGTCACTCCTTGGAATTATCAAGTGGTGTTGTTAGACGGGCAGTTGCAAATCCTACAACCTGCCGAGGTGGTTATACCCAACCGATTGAGTTTGTCACCGTTTACATTCCCTATTGTGGAAAATCCACAAATCACTTGGCCTGCTGTGGTTGAAGCCTATGGGGTGTTACGTCCCGGTATTAGTTATATTACCTTGGATAACCCTTGGAATCCTGACTCCAGCATTGTGGGAACTATTACACTGAATCCTGCAGATGATAGATTGTTTATTTTCAACATTGATCCAGACACTGCACCGCAAAATACTTTGCTTCCTGTAAATTCAGTGATCAACCCTTTGTTGAGTGGCCCCAACAACGGATTACCTGCACCAGTCCTAGGTCAACGTTATTTGATTACTGAAGCGACTGGCAATACTGATAACGCACAAAACCCCATGGGTTGGCTGGGTGCCGGGGGACAACCTTTGTTGGCCAATGCCAATGACATTATTGAATTTGATGGTGTTAGATGGATAATAGCATTTAACAGTTTAACTGACACTGAAGTACAGTATGTAACCAATCTTACCACCGCCATTCAATACAAGTGGACTACTGGCACAACTGGTGGTGCTTGGGTCAAAAGCATCGATGGCTTGTATGCTGGGGGCTCGTGGAATCTGATATTGTAAAGGCCGTTGGGGTGTGGTTCTACTGTGGTAGAACACAACGGTACCTCTATCTCTTAAGAAATGATGTCAAGTATCCTGACACCTGGGGCCTGGCCGGAGGCAAGGTTGAGTCGGGCGAAAATCTTCTTGTGGCAGTGGAACGCGAATGCAGTGAAGAACTGGGCAGTGTGCCTGATTACGAACGCTTGATACCCATAGAAAAATTCACATCACCAGATGGTGCGTTTGAGTATCATACTTTTTGGTGCAGGGTAGACTATGAGTTTGTACCTGATCTAAATCACGAACACACAGGCTATGCCTGGATTGAATCTGGACGTTGGCCAAGACCTTTACATCCTGGCTTGTGGAACACTGTAAATTTAGATGCTGTTCAGCAAAAGATTCAGCAAGTGGAACAGACGTTATAGTCTGCCAACCACAACTTCAATTGTACCAATATCGGTACTGGAGTAACTTTCTAGTGCTTTGCCAATGATCACACCTGGTTGATATTTGCTCATATCTAAGCGTTCAGCAACACCAGCACGGTTGCTAGATACCACACGATCACCTGCTGTGATTGGACCAATCACCCGACATGGCACACGGCCAATCAAGCCAACTTCCACTGTAAATTCTGATTGCAGTCCTGAATTCATCACGTGTGCTGGGTGTGTAGATACTACCCCGGCAATTTTGTTGTCATGAGTCACCGTGCTCATGGTGACTTCTTGTGTGCCACCAAATACTACTACAGTACCTGGAGGATATTGCGCATCGGCTTTATAAACTTCGGCCAAGTCAGCATAGAGTGCTGTGGTTGCTTGAGCAAACAATCTGTTGAAATAGTTGCTGGCGTTGCCAATGTTGGCTGTGGCGTTGGCAGTACTGGTTTGAATGTTGCCTGAAACGATTAACACACCGCTACCTAAGGCGGCTGTGCCATTAATGATCACGTTTGAATGAACAGCATTGCCTGTTGAACTCATTAGTCCAGCAGTTAGAATGTTACCACCAATTACGTTGGCAGTGACACTGAGTATACCAACCGGTATATTGGTTTGTCCTGAGCCGTTAGGGTTCAAGTTGATGTTACCGTTAGAAGTGGTGTTAATCCACAATGTGCCGGTGTCAACAATGTTGCCGGTTAAACTATGGTCGCCACCTGTTATGAGAGCGCCTGCGGCACTAATCAGGCCACCTGTCAACAAATTACCACCTGTAACGTTGGCAGTAACAGAAACCACTGAGCCTAGATGACTTGTACCAGTGATTGTACTAGTAGCACTAATTAATCCACCTGTCAACAAATTACCACCTGTAACGTTGGCTGTTACAGCCAATGAACCCAAAGTACCAACTGATGTAATGTTGGTTTGTGCGACTGTGGTTAGCGTACCAACAATGTTAGTACCTGACAAATTACCACCTGTAACGTTGCCAGTTGCACTGATCAATCCACCTGTTAAGAAGTTAGCACTAGTTATGTTGCCACTTACACTGGATAAACCAGTTGTATAGATTCCAGTTGATGCTACAACAAACACATTTGATGTACCACCAATTGTGATGTTGGCGTTACCGCCACTTGTGCCAATATTGGCTTCACTTGTGCCGTTAAATATTTTGCTGGCGCTGAGTCCACTTAATGCGGCACCATTACCGATAAAATAAGGGGCAGTTACGTTGGCGGCTGCAGATATCAATCCACCAGTCAAGATGTTACCACCTGTAACGTTGGCTGTTACAGATACCACTGAACCCAAATGGCTTGTGCCAGTAATTGTACCTGTGGAACTAATCAACCCACCAGTTAGCAGATTACCTGCTGAGACGTTGCCTGAAAATGTAGCACTAGAAACAACTAGTGTACCAATAATGTTTCCGCCATAGATATTGCCAGTGGCAGAGATAATACCCCCACTGGATATGATATTGCCTGTTGCTGATATTCCTGTTGTACCGTCTAGTGATAATGCCATGAAACCTGTCCTCGATTGTATTTATGGTGCGTAAACATATAGCGTTGATGAGTCGGGTACTGAAATATTAAACCCATTCCCTAATGTGACTGGGCCCAGCAACAGGGCATTTACAGAATCTGCCACTGCTACATTAGCACTCAGTGTTTTTGGCCCTGCAAATGTACCGTACATGGTCAAACTACCCAGGTTAATAACCACAGTATTTGACGCTCCGCCCACGCTCATGGCAATGTTGCCCGAACTTACTGGAATGCTGATATTGGTAGCACCATTACTGATACTGTTACTGGCCCCTGCGTTAAGCCCAGTTAAAAACGCACCATTTCCAATAAAATAGTTACCTGTAA